ACTATGTTGTTTGAATCGATCTCTGCGAAGTGTGCCATTAGAAGGTTATGCTCCCTGATCCCGTAAACTTGTAAATCTTGTATCCACCGCTGGTTGTAAATGTAGGTGAACCTGTTGTAGCTGATGCATTGGCGTAGGTATCTGCATAACGGATTACAACGATGCCTGATCCACCAGCAGCTGTTGAAGTTAGATTATGACCCGATGCACCATTACCTGTGTTTGCGCCACCTGCTGTTGCGCCTTGACCATTACCACCAGCTGAGTAAGTAACGGATGATCCGGTAATAGATGATGCTGAACCTGCTCCACCATTACTTGAACTGTTTGCAGCAGCGTTCGCGCCTACTGCACCTGCTCCACCGCCACCTGCTGTTGCTGTAACGCCAGTACAATCACCGCCCTTGTTACCTTGTCCAGAAGTTCCATTAGCACCTGTTGCCGATGATGATGAACCTGTACCAGCACCTGATCCCGAACCACCAGTAACTGCCGCGCCATAAGCCCCAGATGTTCCGCTAGTTGCTGAGCCACCACCACCTGTTGAAGTGATAGATGAGAAAACTGAATCGTTACCATTACCGCCCGGCGTAAGTGCAGTGTTAGCACCAACTGCGCCACCTGCTCCGATAGTTACAGTTAATGGAGTACCTGCAGCAACTGCGAATCCTGTTGCTGTTTTATAGCCACCAGCACCAGCACCAGTTGAATTACCTGCTGTGTAGCCGCCCGATCCACCACCACCAGCTACAACTAAATACTCAACGCTTGTAGGCGTGGCTCTGCCATCTGCGCTAAGTGCTGCAATTACATTTAACATTATCCGATAGCTCCTACGACATACCAAGCATCTGTAGCAGTCTTAATACAAGCTGCTGATTTGTATTGACCCAGTGTCGGCGAAGCGGCTGTTGCCCCTGCACTTAACACTGTTGTAGTGCCACTGGTTACAGCTGAGATAGTGCAAAGACCAACACCTATGTTCATCACTGTAATTACTGTGCCTACTGGGAATGCAACGGATGCATTAGTAGGTATCTTAAAAGCGTTAGCAGAAGCATTAGACATAGTGACCAGAGTTTGATACTGGTCTGCCGATACTGCTGTGTAGGTAGTGCCAGTCTGGGCATTAAGGGTAAAGGCCACTAGGCCATTAACCATCGCGCTAGTTAGCACATCCCCAGTAACTGCTGGTAGTCCTGTTGCCATTTATTTCCTCCTAGTATGAAAGTACATTTGTGCCTAAAATTCCGTATTGACTTGATCCCACAATGAAGCCATCGATGATTGGCTCTAACGTTGTAAAGGTTGTTTTCCATGCGTTCGGCTTAATGTCATGACCTATACCGAATATTTGTAGTGTCTTAGTAAGGCTTGATGAGCCAGGTTGCGTAGTGGTAACTGTGATCGGGGCAAAGAAATCAAGCCCTAACGCGGCAGTGATGCCAGTGTCATAATCAGCTGTGTAAAGATCAAGCACTATCGCATCGCATCGGATAGAAGTTTCAGCCCTAGATGCAACGTAAGCACGGGCATTGTTTAGCGCATCCTCATCTGTTTCCATGAGCAGATTTGTTTCCTGATATGAATGCAGGAAGTAGGTATCAATTGATGTTTGATTACTAGCGACCTGTGTTGTACCACCGGTACGGGTAATGCTGGCCTTATTAAATACCAAGGTATCGTCTAGTTTCCATATTGCATTGTTGTATTGAATGCCTGTGCCGTTATCGTTAAATACCGTGGCAGCCCCAGCGACACTACCTGTAGTAACTGTACGATCTTGGAATGTAAAGTTACCTAGTTTGTCCATGTACAACGCGCCGTACTCTGTGGACTCAATGGTTTGTAACGCACCTAACCCCGTGCGAGCTGTGCCGGGGTCTGCCTGCACTGTGGTTTGACCAGTGTCAACATCACGCATACCGCTAGGCCAGCCAATAGCATCTAGTAATTTATTTACCCGTGTGCCTGTTGTTTGTCCAGCGGTTGCATCTACCACTGTGGCTATCTGGGCATTCTGTGCCAGTCTAAATCCATCTACAGCTTGAATGGTTGTGTAAACAACCTCAGTAGCCTCTTTAGGGGTAGTGGTGCTGTATGAGGTTATATAACCAGCAAAGATTGGATAGGTAGTAGTGCCATAGGTAGCAGTGATCTGTACCTTACGCATTGGAGTTAAAAGTTCATAGTAGGGCGAAGCTGGATTCATTGGGTTAAAATCGCCATTTTGATCCACAATGCGCAGACTCATAGTGCCAGTCTGAAATACATCTGAGGCGGCTGTACGGCCTCTAGTAGTCCTGATTGTGTCAACTACATTAGATACATCTACAACTACTGCAGGGCTTGCGCTATCTGCTAATACGTTTACGCCAATAATGCCAGCATCGATAATCATGGGTGAAGCAAAGGCAGCACCTGTTGAAAAGTTGATAATGGCGTTAATTACTGGGATTGTCATGGCAGGATCGCACCCGGTCTGTAATTGTTGTAACCATTGGTGTTAGCTGCAATTACTGCATCATTTACAACTCGAACGAACTCATCCTGCATGATTACTGAGCCCGTTACGTTTACTGTAACCCCACCCATTCCACCGCCCGGCACTCCACCCGGTACTGACCAGCCAAAACCACCGCTGCTTGAACCCCACATATCCGAAGGAACTGGGATAGATGGAATATTTGTAGAAGGCATAGTTAAATCTGGAATTATCGATACTGGGATTGGATTGTTATCGGTAATTTCTGGTGCGATGGTTACAGCGCCACGACCAGTTAAAGCACCTGAGGCTGTTATTAGTGAAGGCATTGATCTAAGCACTGCAGCTGCTGCGCCTAAGCTAGTAGCCCATGAAGTAAATGGGTCAGCCGTTTCCGAAATCTCGGTAAGGCTCTTAGCTATCTCTAAGTTTTTTTCTTGTATCTCATCTAGTTTCTTAGATAAATCCTCAGCCTTTTTAGCATCCTCATCGGCTATTGCCTGCATGAGAAGTAGGCGTATCTTTTCCTCCTCAGTGATCTTGCCTTTAAGGGCAGCGGCTATGCCAATGGCTGTAATGTCAAATAGTTTTGCAGCTTTATCTAACTTGGCTTTATTAGCAGCTGCTAGTTTGTCAGCTTTAATTTTATTAGCGGCTATCAATTTGTCGGATTTAATTTTGTCAGCCAGTATTTTCTTTTGCTGAGCATCATACTTCTGGGTATCCATGTTTGAGCCGCCAGTCATGGCTACGTTACCCATGCCTTGGAATCCCTTAACGGCTTTAATCAGTTCAGCTAGGCGCTGTGGGCTAAATTTACCTAACACGCTACCGATCAAACCGAATGCGCCAGATACTATGCCAGCGCCCGGTATAGATGCGATCTGCTCTTTAAGGTAAACAATTGAATCAATGAAGTTAGCAAGTGACTTAGCAGCATTTTCTATATTGGTGCTTAGCGTAGCCATGCTGTCATCCTCGCCTAAGGACTGCAGCGCACCTATAAGACTTGTACCGATAATCTCTTTAGCATTGTTTGAAGCAATAGCCAGTCTGTCGATCGATCCAGTAAATGAATCCGCAGATGCTTTAGCAGCACCAGCGAAAGTCACAGCTAGTTGATCTGTGATTTCTTGAAATGATTTAGTCTTTAGATCAGCCTTGGCGATACCAACGCCTAACTTGCTAAGTGCTGTGTTATTACCTAGGTAAGCCTTTGATAACGCAGATACAACGGAGTCTAAATCTTTGCCAGTGCTTTTACTTATGTCTAACGAGATACTTAATAAGCGCTGAGTTTCATAAGTATCTTTAGTAGCGATCGCTAGTTTTGCATAGGCCGGGCGAAGCAAGTCATCCAGTACAGCAACCTCTGACTGTAGGCGCTGTATGTAGCCTTCTGCCGATGCAGCATCTCTACTTAATCCGACATTCTTTAGAGATAAGGCTAATTGTTTTTGTGCTGTTATATCAGCTGCTGCAGCCTTTACGGATGCTTTGCTATAAGCCAGAACAGCAGCAGTACCAAAGGTAATACCAATAGTCCTGCCAAGGCTTTTAACATTCTTTTCTAGTTTTTTAGTAGCAGTATCAGCTTGACCAAATGCTCTTTTGCCTACGAACTCAGCGGCAATATCTACAACTAAGGATGGATTTATAGCCATTAGTTATTACCTACAGCCTTATACAATTTATCCCTTGAACTTTCAATGGCTTTGATTACAGCTGCAGTTGTCTTGCCACCATCCTCTGACCAAGCTCGAAAGATTGCGCGGCCTGATTTCTTGCCTTCGCCTGCGATAGTCTGCGGTAAGCGTGAGTTAAAATTGCCGCCCGGTGTTTTACGCCCTGCCGTTTCATAGATAGAGCCAGATGCCGATGCATTTTGAATGCGCGCTAATGATCTAAAACCATTCCGATTAGGCCTGCTGGGTGTGGTCTTGTATCCAATACCGCCTTTAGCAGCCCTGCCATCCCAGTACCAGCGATTGCCTTGTGCCACTTTAGCCCAGCCCGATAGAGGTGCTTCTGACGGAATGTAACCTCGAGCTTTAGCAGTGATTGGTTTTAATAACCCTGCTAATTCTTTCCGCGTTTCAACAGCTAAATCTGGTGTAAATTTTTTTAAGGCTTTACGAAGTTCAATGCCGCCTACGACTCTTGTTGGCATTCTTGATCTCCTTATTCCTATCCTTAATGGCTAGTAGTAAAGCCTTAAACATCCTACTATCTAGTGCTAATAAATCATTGGGCGCTATCGAAGTTTCTAAACTCAATCTTGCGACTAAGTAAGTAAATGAATCGCGCCCTATAGTTCCGGGTCATCGTCTAGCACTTCCACCTTTGAAAGCATCTCTACGAACTCTGACCCAAACATAGGTACGGTTACAGCTGCGCGCTTTAGACATTCATAAGCCAGCCAGAATACATCTGTCTGTTTCTCATCATCTCTAAAAGCTTTGTGAAAGCCCTTGCCTTTATACGCTTCAAAGGCAAACTCGATTGCCGGGGTTATTTGATGTTCCGTAACCTCGCCAGTTGCCCTTGTTATTTTGAGTTTTGCCATTTGATTGCCCTTTCGTAATTGGTTAGAACGCTACAGAAGATGAAACAGTGATTACAGAATTAACTGTAAAGGATAGGGATGATGCGGCTTCATCTTGCACAGCGCCATTAACAGGGGTTAAGTTGTTAACTAGAATGCTGAACTGGTATGTAGGGTTAGTAGCTGATACCGCTGTACCTTTAACGGTAATCATTGATACCGCTAGGGTCGTACCTACTGCAGCATTTAGTGTTGTCATAACCTGAGATGCTGCCCAGTCGTTAAAGAAATCCACAGCAAATGTGCCAGCTTGTAGCCCGGCCACGAATCGATGACTCAAATCCCCCATACTCGTAACTTCGAGTTCATCGAATGTCTGAGTAAGAGTTGATGAGCTTACTAAACTTGAAATGTCAATGCTAGGTACTGTTGGCGCAGCTGCTGTAGCCAGTTTGATGCCAACATTATTATTTAAGTAAATTGCCATGTTTTTATTCCTCGTCTTTATCAGTAGTGGCTTTAGTTTTTGCTGCGTTTTCTTTCACTTGGCCTACCTTGATTAGCCAAGCTAAATCTGCTTCTGTACTCATCTCTTTACTCCCAGCTGCTTAGTATGGATATGTTGAACTCTGCGGTTAGTAAATCGCCGCTATCTGCGTTTAACACTCCGGGCGCGCTAACGCTGGTTATGTTAAATACAATGTCAGATGCTGCCAGCAAATTAAATGCGGCAACTATAAAATCCTCGATGCCTTGCAGGTTTCCCTGATTGTCAAACATCGGTACAGTTAAAAGAATCTTAAAATTAACCAGTGGTGAAACTGTTACCTGACTGTTATTACTTGGCGTAATGTATGGATCAGCTGGGATTACACAGCAGCTGTTGGCCAAGATAGTTGCAGGTGGATAGGCAAATACTGACCAGACATTTACGTTAGTAAGGGCAGTTGCTATCTCACTGCGCAGGGTAGTTATCGCCGTAGGCATTTAGCCCACCATGCTGTTCGGGTTAATGTACGGGGCTAGTAGGCCGCGTATCTTGCCTATCATGCTGTTACCCATGCGGTAAGGCGATGGGCTAAATCCATCGAGCCCTACGCCGCCTGTCTGGGATACTTGGCGCGCTTGGTAAATATCTACTGCCAAGATCATCGCAGCTTCTCTAATACTGGCTACTGCTGCATATTCTGCAGTCTTTGTATCAGCACCTGTTGCAACGCCATAAGGCAATACACGTCTGAAATTCTGATTGCTTGCAGTCTTGGCATACTGAATAAAACTATAACCTTGTGGGAATTGATAATAGTTTAGCTGCATGTTAAATGCAGGCAAGATATTTGAAGTGCCAGTTGAGAATGGAATAGTGCCAGTGATTGTGTAGCTGCCGTTAAATGTTGCACCAGCCCCGGCAATACTCACGGTTTCTCCAACAGTAAATATGCCGGGGTTGGCGATCATCACTGTTGCAACGTTGCTTACCAATGCAGTGCCTACTATGGGTGCGGTATCAAACCAAAGGAAACTATTAATTTGATCCTGAGCAGCTTGGCAAACTTCCTCAACAGTGCTATCTGAATAAAGAGTACCGATACCTAAATTGGCACGTAGCTCGGCTACGGTAACGTAACTAGCTGGCATCGGGTACTCCTTACTTAGTAGGGGTCGGTGGGCGAAAGGGCTAATCACCCACCGACTATTAGGGTTATTTCTTAGGTGAAGTTGTAACGGATAATTCCCTTAGGCATCTTGGCGATTGTTGCCATGTAGCCGTAAATGGCTACCTGTACCTGTAGGTTGCTTACAACGTTAACTGACATATAGGCCTGTGGTGACTGGTAAACAGTAAATGCCTCAGGTGCAAGAATGATTGCTGAATCATCAACAGTTGTAGTTGCTGCGAAGTTCTTGTCAACATATAGATCAAGACCTAATACGTTGCCGCGAATTGAACC